TCTACTTTATTCAGTTTCTCATCGGCGTCCATATGCCTCTGTATGGCGTCTTTCTCACGAACCTTATAGGGAAATGGTTCTTCCTCATAAACCTCGGGATCCGCCTTTCCAGTGTAGTAGTTGTAACGCTCTAACTTTACTTTGCTATGAGTTTCTCTTGCTTTCTCACGAAGTAAAGTAATTGTATTATAGAGGATATAATACTTGGCATGAAGTTGGGGAATTTTTAAAGATTCATCATGTAAGTTATCAGGATCGATCTGAGAGTCTTTCTCCCACATCTCCTGAATTTGTTCAAGATTCATAATGGTTTATTTTGCATATCAAGTAAATTATATACAGTATACTTGAAACCAACCTCTGCTGTAAAGTAGTTTACATCAGTATCTGTAGCAGTAAAGTCAAGTGATGTTAATGATACTGGAAATAGATCTTTAAATTTAACTTGGGCTTTCCCAATGTAGTTACTATTTAAAATAACTAAAGTTCCATCACTAAAAAAGTTATTAATATCATTTTTACCATCACTATAATATTGGTCCGCATACTGCTGGGTAGTTTCTGGAAAACCCAAAGCAGTTAACCAATTGTGAATGGTCTTGTAGTTTACAAGATCTTCATCTACCAAAAATTTCAATGTAAAATCACTATAAGTTAACTGATCACCAGGAACATCAATCATTTTTAAATATGTGTTCTGCTGAGCAGTTTGCAATGTGATTTGAGGTATCTTGGCAGAATTTGACATGAAAGAAACTTTTGGATACTTTGCCAGAGTAAAGTTAAATCCAACAGGAGATAAAAAGTTTCTATTATCTAATTGTTTACTAAAGGGGTTTACTGCCATTTACAAAACCTTCAATTAATAATTAAATTAAACCATTCTTCACTCATACCACTAATAATCATATCAGCACCTTCTCTATCTACTGCATAATTTTCTTCAATAAGATGCTCTACTACCTTTTCGTAGTGCTCATGAATTTTTTTGGATTCTTTAGGGGTAGGTCTCATTTTTAATACTTAGACTTTAATTATATTTAGATAAAAAAAGAGGGTTCCGAAGAACCCTCTGAAGAAAATGTGAACAGATGATCACATAAGGTTAGCCACTTTGACTCTTCTGTAGTAAACGTTGGAGTTCTTGGTAAGAGCACCATTACCAACGTCAAGACCTTGGGCGAATGGGTTAGCAACAAGACCATAACGAGTCTTGAAGCCGATCTTGGGTTGGAAGGTGTCCTGACCAACGGCACGAACCATCTGGAGAGGAACGTATGGGCAATAGAACAGACCAGCATCATAAGGGGAAGCACCCTTATAACCGACAGTGTAGTACTGTACGTCTGCAGCGTTTGCAGAATAAGGATCGATGTATACGCGATACTTACCTTGGAGAACACCAGCAAAGGTGTTACCAGTGTCATCAACGTTAAGGTTAGCGTTGAGTGCAGGGGTATAATCGAGTACGCCAGCCATGGTTAGGGCGGAAGCGACATCTGCGGAGCAGATGATCATGTTGCCCTTCCCTCTACGAGTTTGCTGGGCGATTGCGTTAGCATCTCTTTCGATCTGGAAGATCAGACCCTTGAACTTCTCAACACTCCAACGACCGTTAGAGTCAACGTCGAGGTCGAAGGTTCCCTGAGTAGCAACGTTTGCTTGAGCACCAGGCTTAGCGGTCTTATAGATGGTACGAACGACTTCTCTGTTGATTTCAGCGAGGATCTCAGTAGAGAGGAGGTTTGCTAACTCAGCCTCGGCGTTTAGACCATGAATGGCGCGGAGGTCTTGTGCGAGTTCTAAGGAGTACTCAGCTTTGAGTGCTCTGGACTTTGCAGTCACAGTAACTTTCTCAATGCTGAAGGCCATCTGGTTGAAGGCACCAGTGTCACCGGTGTCTCCTAGACCTTCAGAATCCTGGGTACTCATGCCCTGACCGACGTTATAAGCATCGGAACCAGCAAGTAGTCCAGGGTTGGATCCACTTTGACCAGTGGTACCTAAACCAACAGAGTCGTGACCGCTGTTGAGAGTTCTGTTCAGGTTCTGACCAGAGAACGCAGAATCAACCTCATCGTAGAAGGTCTCAGCACCAGTCTGAGAATCTTTACGGGAGCGCATTGCAAAGATAAGTCCAGTAGGACCTGTCATTGGTTGAACGCCACAGATATCATAGGCGATCAGATTTGGCATGGAGCGTCTGATCAAGGAGATCAGAACGGGATCGAAACCAGCGGTAGGAGTTCCGTTATCTCCGGATGCAGTTCCTCCAAAAGCACCACCACTACCTAGGTTCATGGTTGGAGCTTCATACAGGAACTCTTGCTGTTCGCGGAGTTCTCTTTCTTGGTTTTCTAGCAGGGTGGCGGTTACCGCTCTACGATGTGAATCTTTGATTGCATCGAGTCCTTGATAGTCAAGGATAGGGGCCCACTTCTCCTGCAAATACTCTTGGTTTTGCATTTGATTTTTTACCTCTTTAAAAAAGTTTTAGTTTGACTATAATTTAAAAATCACTTTCTAGCGACTCTTCCGAGAGTCTGAAGATATGCTTCCATTCTTGGAGAAACAGACTCAGAGAGTGTTTCTTGAAATTCAGTATCTTCTGAGATGGTCTCGGATTCATCTCTTTGAGTACCAGCATTGGATGGGAAATATGATTCCCTTAAAGTTACTAGTTTCTCACGATAGGTATCTTCACCATCAAACTCAACATTTTCGGCAAGAGAAGCGAGTTTGTCCTTCTGAGAGATCGCAAGACCCTCAGCGACATCTGCAAAGATTACATCAGCAACCGACTCAGCTAATCTTTGATTTAGAGCAATATTTCTTTCGATCTGCTCGTTGAGTTTATCTTCCATTTCATCAAGTTTTTCTACCATACTCTCGATTACATCATATCTATCTTCAGGGATTGAAACATAATGATCTTCAAAAAGTCCTCTCATTCCTTGGAGGAATGATTCGGTCATTTCGGTCTTAAGACCGTGTTCAATTTGGAGTGCATTCTCTTGAATCCACTCACCAGCAACATACTCTAAATAAGCGTCGAGACGCTCAGTTAAAGATGTCTTGATTTCTGCAACTTCTTCTACTAAAGCAGTTTCATAAGCAGACTCAAGTTCTTCCTTGATTTCAGAAACCTTAGTATTAATGGCGGTTTCAAAAATTGTTCTTGCTTTTTCTTGGAATTCTTCAGAGAGTTCCTCACCAGCAATTAATGCGTTGATATCTTCTTCGATATCATATTCTACTACCACTTCTCCGTCTTCTTCACTTTCTTCAGTAACTTCGGCGGTTTCTTCGGTGGCATCTTCGGAAACTTCTTGAGATTCGTCAACAATTTCCTCTTCAGAAATTGTGTCCTCTTCCTCAACCTCTACCTCTTCAGCTTTAACTGCCTTAGCGTTAACAACGTTTCTGACTTGTGCTAAAGATGGTTCTTTTAACTTAGCTGAATCGTCATCTGGACGATAATTTTCTGGGGTAGGGCCGCCTAGATCCTCCACTGGAACACCCATGGTTTGCATAGGTTCTGCAGGAGCTGCGCCTTTGGTTACTACGTTTTCCATTTCTTGTAAATTGTTACCAACGGACATTTGATTAGATATGTTTGTATTAATCTATATTTATTTATAAATTAAAGATTTGAGAGGAAATCGTTAAATAGATTTAACTTATGCTCCTCAAGTCTTCTTTGGTCAACAAGAGTGTTAATTGTCTTCTGAGTTCTTTCTGCAAGTTGCTCACGAAGGATTCCACCTTCCCAAACCCACTCTTTTCCTTCCATAATTCCCTGAACAAAAGCGTCAGGTGCAGAAGGATCGGCAACGATATCAGCAGCAGTTGCTAACATGAAATCTTCACCGACAATTTTATGACCTTCATTGGTCATCCTGAGTGAACCAACGCCACGAGAAGAAACACCAAGCATTACACCTTCATCGAGAAGAGAAGATGCAATCTTACCCATAGGAGTATTTAAGATACATGCCTTTCCTTTAAAATTATTTCCCTCTTGAACGAGAGAAGTAATTTTATGGGAAACACGATCCAGATTTACTGTAGGACCATCGGGGTGTCCAAGTTCACCAAGAGCACGACCTTTTTGAATGAAGTTTTCGTTATAACGCTTTACTTCATTGCAAAGAGTCTGAATGGGATACATTCTCCCATTCCTATTCTTGATTTCACCTTGAAGAAATACACCTTCAATGTATAACTTCTTATTGGGACCTTTGCCTTCAGTAATGATCTTTACGTTTGAAATTTCTTCTGTGATGAGTTTCATTTTTTTTTTTTTTTAGTCCTTTTACATCAGTTCCAGAATTCACCGATACTGTATAAGTTGGATTCTTTTCTAAAAATTCAACAGTACCTCTTAACATTGTAAAAGTTCCAATGGTTGAACCACCAGCAGATTCTTGAACAGTAACTACATAATCTGCAGAAGTACTTGTATTCACTAAACGAACAACTGTAGCTTCACTAAAACTTGTTCCAGCTCCAACTGAATTTGGGACTGTTACCTCAGAACCTTTAATAAGAACATGGGATGCCATTAGTTCTCTTCTCCTTCGTCTTCTGATTCTTCACTGTCTTCAAATGCATTATTAAATAAAGAATTTGCTGCATATGGGCGCAATTCGTCAATTTTTTCTGCTGATTTTGCAAAAAGATTTGCTTTGATAGCATCAGAAATTTCTGATGCAGAAGCATCTGTTGCAATTAAATCAACAACATCTAATGTATGTTCCATTATTTTTTTATATGATTATGTCTTTATTTATATTTTCCCACCTTTGGGTTTTACTACTGGTGGTTGCATAATCGATTCATCAGGCATCTGATCTTCTGGAACATCACCTAATGGCGCTGACATTGCCATAGGATCTTGCGTCATTGTTTGATCTTCTGGAGGTAATGCATTTGGATCTTCTGGAGGTAATGCATTTGGATCACCCGGTGGT